AACCTTATCTTATTTGAGACACCAGTTATATTTGCTTTGATTCTGATAGAAAAGATAGCACCTAATTCATCAATTACTGGTTGTAAGATAGGAAAGTATTCACTACGGTAATCTGATCTAGCATCAGCAAACATATGATAAAACTGAAAGTTCCATAAATGATCCTCACCGTCTGTTTTCTCTTTGTTGTATTGCCAAGGAAAATATTCGTCAAATATTTTTTCCTTCAACTCTAAAAACTGTGTCTTAGGAAGAAAGTTATCAATTACATCAATGACTGGTTCATCTATCATTAATTACCTCATCTACACTTTTACTTTTTCTTTTACGACGCTTGCTTTCTTCAAACGTCTCAATAAAGTCATTCATATATTCTTGTGACCATTCACCGTACTTAATGTTATCATTATATGATGAACCAACATCACTACCTTGTTTGTCTGATGTCATATCAAACACATTGGCATTCTCTGATAATTTGTACTTAATGTACAAGTTTTTCTTTTCTTTAGCAATACGTCTAATAAACGCAAAGTAAATTATCTGAGTAAAGTAAGCAAAAGGATTCTTTGACTTCTCTGGATTAAAGTTATCAATATACTGCAGACAGTTTTCAATACCATCAGAGATCATTTCTTCACGGAACGTATAATTAATGAAGTTTGGCTTATGAGATAGATGTGTTGCAATCTTCATAATCTTCATACCAATATGATCTGGTACTCTTGGTCTTGGTTTGTTATTCTTATCAGCTTCTGTTACTTTCTCTTTGAATGCAACCATCTCTGCTAAGAATTGTTTATTGTCTACATATGGTTTTGATTTTTTCTTTTGTGCCATGTCAGTGATATACCTTTGAAATAGTGTTTGCAAAATACTCCATCATGTGAGCTTTGTATTCCTGCTCTACTGCTTCTTCATAATCTTCTTCTGGATCTTCTTTTGCTTTTTTGTCTAAGTATTCATCAATGTCTTTGTTTATATCAGCAACAAATGTTACATGCTGCTTGTTCATCATTATAATCTCTTGATCAACAAAAGTCAACCAATTAGTAATTCCTGTATGTACTCCATCATATGATTCTCTTTGATATATTTTAAACATATCTTGGATTTCATATTCAGTGTTTGACTCTTTCATTACTCTAGCCAAGACTTGTTCACCATTAGATAATCGTAGGAGTTTGAATGGCTTTCTCTGCATGAATTTTAACCTTGTAGATTTTGTAGTCGAAACCTTCTTCATTATATAACTTTACTCTTTCTGCAAAATGTTTCAACGTAAAGTTGACTCTTGATCTATGTGTTAGGTCGTCTGCTAGATCGATCAGTGTAGCAGAATCTTTTGTTTCGCCTTTCCTAAGTCCACGACCAATTGATTGTAATGTTCTGACACGCGACTTAGAAGGAGAAGTAAACACAATATTATGCAAGTTGCGGATGTTAATACCGGTTGAAAATGTACCAAAACTAGCAACGATAATGCCATCATCTGTCTGTTCAGTAATGGCTCTGATATCTTCTCTAACAGATGCATCTGTTTCCCCACTAACGTAATGCACAGGCCTATCACCTGCTTTATCTTTTATCATATTATACAACACTTTGCCGTGCTTGTCAACAAATTGAAATAGTATAAGACTGTTTCCTTTCAAAGATAGTGATAGGTTAGTAATGAATCTATTTCTCTGATCATTACGTACTATCCAATCTACTTCATCTTGGTACTTGTAATCTTTTGTTGTCTTACAAACCGTTTCATCATACTTAAGAACTATGCACTTGATCTTGAACTCAGCTAGATGTTTTTGTTCAATTAATGTTTTTGTCTTAACAATCTGCTTAACAGGTCCAAACAATCCTTCTAAGACTAACTTATGTGTCTGTGCATCATCTAGTGTACCTGTGAGACCAAATCTATACTTACAGCTCTCCAGTTTTGTCATAATAGATGTGAGAGACTTTGCTTTGAATAGATGTGCCTCATCACCTACTACAACATCAAATTGTTTGAACCAATTCTTTGGCATCTTGTATATTGATTGCCATGTGGATACTGTAATCTGTTTATCTGTTATCTTATCAACACCAGCTGTAATCATATGACAATCATCTTGATATCCATATGACTTAAAGTCTCCAGACATCTGATGGACCAAAGATATAGTTGGTACAATCACTAATGTTCTTGCTTGGTAGTATTGAGAAAGAAGATAGATGATAAGTGACTTACCAGAAGCTGTTGGTGATACTAGAACTCCTCTTCTGTTTCGTACTGCATATGTGAATGCCTCTATCTGATACTCTCTTGGCTCAAATGGTAATCCAAGAGTGTCTGCAAAGTCTTCTGCTTCAGATCTACTAAAGTTCTCGGCTGGTTCAATAGTATCATCTACATTGAATCCATATTCTCTTTGCTTACAAAACTTTGCCACATGAGGTAGCAAACCATAGTATAATGTTTGGTTCTGATTAAATAGACGGATCTTTCCATCCCAGTACTTGTTACGTACTGCTGGCATAAACTTGGCACCTGGTACTTCAAATGTAAAGTAATCTACTAACTCTCTTGCAATAGATCTATCACACTTTACATCGATATACACATCGTTCTTTTTAGATACAAGTACACTATCAGGTTCCAAAGTTTGTCAGCCTTCTCCAGTCTATGGCATTCTTAATTTGAAATCCTCTGTTGTTGATACTTTTGAGGATCTCTTCACAAACACCGACAATCTCTTCTTGCATAGCAATCTTTGAATTCATCTTGACCATATCTTCATCTGAATCAACATACATTGGCATGTCTTGTTTCAGTACAGTCTTTGGCCAAGGTTCTCTCTTAATCGCAGCAAGATCTTCTGGATTATTTAGATCACCTTTATAGTAATCATAGAGAGTCTGGCTGAGTTGTTTTTGCTTGATACGTAAGGCACGTAACTTCACTCTGTTCTCAGCCAGCATCTTCAAATATTTTGCGTGAAGATTAGGAATCCTCAGAGCTTCTGTATCAAGTTCTGTATCATCCAGTTTACAATCTTCACGCCATGACGAAATAATATCTTCAATCATTCTGAGAAATGCTTCTCCAACATCTCGATTCTATCTTCAGCAGCAGCCATCTTATCAAGTTCTTCTTGGATAGCTTCTACGATATCAGAATGCTCACCGATACCTACACTCTGTTCCATATAGACCAGAATGTTAGTCTTTGCTCTTTCGAGCTCACCTTCTGCATGCATACGTGCAGCTTTTACTAATTGTTTGCTCATAGGACTAGCCATACAAACCTCCTTTGGTTACAGATAGTTATATTATATGGGATTTAGTATTTTAGATCAACTCTATATTATATAAAGAGTACTGGAATGTCGCAGTAGCCTCAAGATATTGAACATCAGAGTCAGTAGTGTTGAACTGCAGAGTAGATAATGATGTAGGATACATATCTTGAAAAGATACTCTGATGTTTGGATTCTGTGAGCTAGTCATAACAACTAGAGATCCATCTGAATATACATTTTGCATCTTACCAAATTGTAGTGCATCATTAGGTCTATTAACCAGTGCTGCAAACTGTGACGTTGATTCTGGAAAACCTAATCCAGCTAACCAATCGTAAAGTTCTTTATAGTTCCTTGCATCCTCATCAACTCTAAAAGTAATGTCAAGTGGTTGAAATCTTAACTTGTCACCGGGTATTGGAATGATGGCAGTTGGTGTTCCTTCTTCCAATGCTTGGCCAAGATTGATAGAAGGAATAGTAGCACCTTGCACAAAGTAATTGGTGTTAGGTGTCCTGTCAAGCAGGAACCTAAAACCAAGTGGTGACAGATAATTTAAGTTAGTCGGTTGATTTTCTAATGCGCTCATGCATCTATTTATCGTAATCGAAGACTAAAGTTGACTCATGAGCTGCTTGAATCGAACCATCTGGATATTGTACTTTGTAGTTACCCATACCAAGATAGATAAGAACCTCTACAATCTCATCTGTAAAGTGACACTGAGCAGTCATTAGTTATACTCCTCAATTGTAAATGTATCAACATCACGATCACGAACAATCCAGTTAAGACAATTGTCCAAACCTTCTTTAGTGTTACGAGTTGTTTCAGCAATTGGCTTACCATTCTTATCAAAAGTTGTAATAACGAATTTCATTTCTTTCTCCTGTTTCTCACTTTATACTTTATATTACTACAACTTTTGATTAAAGGCAACAGGAAAAATAACTTTTTTTATAAAAAAAGGGCGGTCCGAAGACCGCCCAGTTTTGCGCAGTTTTTATTATTCTTACATAAGGTTTGAAATACCTGTAAGTCTGTAGTAGATGTTCTTGTTTGTTGAGTTAACAACACCATCTGCTGCACTCGTTGCGAATGGATTAGCAACCATACCGTAACGAGTCTTAAAGCCGATCTTAGGCTGGAAGGTGTTCTCACCAACCGCACGTACCATCTGTAGTGGCACATATGGGCAGTAAAAGAGACCTGCATCAAATGCGGATGAACCTTTGTAGCCCAGAGTAAAGTATCTCTTACCTGAAGCTGAGCTAAAGTAAGGATCAATGTAAACTCTGATACGACCGTTAAGGACACCAGCAAATGTGTTGCCTGTATCGTCGACGTTAAGATTTGCAGACAGTGCAGGAGTGTAATCCAGAACACCAGCCATTTGCAGGGCAGAAGCAACATCTGAATCACAGATCATCATGTTACCTTTACCTCTACGAGTAGCTTTTGCAATCTCGTTAGCTTCACGCTCAATCTGGAAGATCATGCCTTTGAAGCGCTCAACTGACCAACGGCCGTTTGAGTCAACATCAAGGTCAAAAGTACCAGCAGATGAGACGTTAGTTTGTGAACCAGCAGTAGCTGATACGTTAATTGAACGTACAACTTCTCTGTTGATTTCTGACAGAATTTCAGCTGACAAGATGTTAGCCAATTCTGTTTCTGCATCCAAGCCATGGATAGCTTTAAGGTCTTGAGCCAGTTCCATGGTGTATTCTGCTTTCAGTGCACGTGACAATGCTGTGACTGAAACCTTCTCGATTGAGAAAGCCATTTCTGGGAATTCGTTACCTGTTGAATCACCCAAAGATTCAGCCAAGCTGGTTGACATGCCTGTACCACGAGCATACTGAGCATTTGTTGGATCGTTCTCTGTGTGCATTGAGAACTGACCGTTAGATGCAGTATGGAATGTGTTACCTGCAGGTGCAGCTGAGAAGGAAGTGTTAGCTTCGTTGAACAGTGCTTCATCACCGCCCTGTGAGCTAAAGTTTGATCTCATTGCAAAGATCAACCCTGTTGGACCAGTCATTGGCTGGACGCCACAGATGTCGTATGCAATCAGATTTGGCATTGAACGACGAACCAGTGAGATAAGCACTGGATCAAAGATATCTACGGCACCATCGGAAGCTGTAGAAGATGAAGCACCCATTGCGTTAGTTGGGGCTGCTTCTCCCAAGAGCGATGGCATTTGATATCCACCAGAACCCATAGCAGCTTCACGTGAAGCCTTCTCTTGGTTCTCTAGAAGTGTTGCAACAGTGGAACGCTTATGAGTGTCCTTAATTTCTGCAAGGTCTGCATGATCAAGGACTGGCTGCCACTTTTGCACAAGATCTTCAGCGATATATGACATTTTATTCTCCTTTATTAGAATCAGTCAGTCTTTTGATTATTTATGTTAATTTGCTTTTCTAGAACCAGTTGTCCTAGAAATGGCAGTCATGTAAGCGGCCATTGTCGGATCAACAGCTTTGGTTGTTTCTTCATCGAGTTCGAGTGGCTCTTCATCATCAGAAGCTGCAACCAATTGTGATTCTTCATTTACTTCAGTTGACTTAAAATAAGTATCTTTAATCATCTGGAGCTTACCTTCATAGTTCTCTTTGTCTGTGAACTCTACGCCCTCAGCCAACTTTGAAAACTTATCAACCTGAGTTTCTGTAAGATCGTCTGATACAGCTGCAAAGATTTCAGCTTTCTTGAATCCAGCTAATTCTTTTTTCAGCTCAGCGTTCTTTTGGATTTCACTGTCGAGGCTTTCTTCCAACTCATCAGCTTTGGAAGCTAGCTCTTCAGCAACATCTACACGATCCTCAGGAATATCAATGTAGTGCTCTTTGAACAGATCTTTCAAACCGTTCATAAAGTCTGTAGTGATTTCTGCTGACAGACCTTTTTCTACAGCAAGCTGGTTGTCTTCCATCCACTGCTCGACAACGTAGTCAAGATATGAATCCAACTTAGCTGAGAGATCTTCAGCAATTTGTTCTTTAGCTTCTGTGATCTCACCTTCGATATCAACAGAAACTTTTTCAAGCTGTTCGTTAATCTTTGCGACAACAGCTGCTTCGAAGATTGTTGATGCTTTTTCAACAAACTCTTCTGACATGTCTTGGCCTTCAAACATTTCTTTGACGTCTTCGGCAATGTCAATATCAGCAGTTGTTACTTTTAGTTCTTCGCGAGCAGAGAGTTCAATCTTATCGACTAAGTCCTCTTCTACTTCTTCCTTATGCATAGCTGCATTCATCTTACCAAAAGCTGCAGCAAGATCGGATTTCTTCATACCGTTCATGCTTTGGACCATGGCATTAATCATTGCCATCTTAGTCTTTGGCACTTCAGCTGCTTTTGCTTTTTCAGATGAGCCTTGCATAGGGTTTGATTTATCACCCTGTGATTTGCTTGGTCCAGGTGCTTTTGCGTTAGCGCCTGTTGGCTCAGGAACTTCTGAAGGATCGCCCATTGAGGCTTTGAACTCGTCGAGCTGCTCCTCTTCTACGAAGTCCTCAATCATTTCGTTTTCTTGATCAGACATTATTGACTCCTTTAATTATAAAGTCTTTTCCTATATTTATAAAATTATAACTTTGAGAGAAAATCTTGGAACACTTTGAGTTTAGATTCCTCAAGTTGAGCTTTTGTAGCCTTCTTGATTTCAGCTTTATGGGATGCGACTTCTTGTTCTCTAAGAATTCCGTTGTCCCAAACCCACTCTTTACCTTCCATGATACCTTCTACGTAGGCATCAGGTGCTGAAGGGTCAGCTACAATATCGGCTGCAGTTGCGAGGTAAAAGTCCTTTTGGACTTGTTGTACGCCATCCTTTCCAGGCTTCAGTGTTCCCATACCACGAGAAGACACACCTAGTGACGCTCCTTCATTCATAAGGTTTTTGACAATGTTACCCATAGGGGTGTCCATTATCTTTGCCTTACCAATGAAGTTCGAACCATCTTGGTACAATTCTTTGATCATATGTGAAACACGATCTAGATTGATAGTTGGACCCATTGGATGTCCCAACTCACCATAGGCTCTATTCTTGTCGATATATTCTGTGTTATATCTTTTAACTTCTTCTGCAAGAACAGCTGATGGATACATACGTCCGTTTCTGTTCTTGATATCACCTTGCATGAAGACACCTTTAATGAAATGGTTCTTTCCACCATTCTCATTTGCTTCTTCAAGGTATTCGATTGATTCGTTTACTTCGCATATAAGTTTCATCATGCGTCTCCAGCGTTTGCTACACCAGTGGCTGATACTTCAGCATGACCGGTAACAGTATCTGTTGGTCTTTTATTAATGATCATTTGTGAACCAGTAATATTAGAAAGAATTACAGTTGCTTGGGATGTAGTTCCAGGAGGAATACCATATGTGCCACCACCTGAGGCAGCATTTTGTGTATTAGCAATTGTAATAGTTCTTTGTGTAGACCCAGTTTGAGTTAGTAGTACAGATGTAGCTCCAAAAACACTAGTAGCTACTCCAGTTGCTACAGCATTTGTAACGGGTGTGATTCTAGCGATTCCCATTTAACTCTCCTAACCCATTGCAAAGTCTACCATCTTCATAAAGGATGCTTCACCCTTTTCAAGATTGGTATTCAGTTTGCGAAGATTTGCGCCATTCAAGTCATTGCCAAGTTTTACAATAGCACCAGCAGTTCTTGGATCGACTTCAAGTGTCTTACCATTTCTAAACTTTACTGATTCAGTTTTCTTTTTCTTGACAATGTTCTTTAGTGTATCCATTACACCAGTTTCGTAAAGAGTCTCTTCTTTAGCCATAACTGGTTTCAGGTCACCTTGACGTTTGTCACCTTTTCTTTGTGGTGTTTGTTTTCCTGAAGACTTGTTCATAAATTTCGAAAGGTTAGATGTACCTTGTTTGACAGCCTCTTCACCTTTTCCTTTTTTGTGACCTTTATGATCATCGGGCTTATTAGATGAAGTAAATTGGTTATCGTCAGCCACTGGATGATCTTTTTTCTCAACTTCATGGTCGTCTCTAAAATCCTCTTCTTCTTTAGAACGAGGCTTTTGACCAATTACTTCTTCATCGTCGTCTGGCTTCACTTTGTAGTCTTGAGGTCTAGCTTCTTTAAGAATGTCACGAAATTTCTTCATCTGCTCCGTCCTCTGTTTCTGATTCTTGTGATACTTCTGACTCTACTTCTACTTCAGCTGCAGCATCCATTTCTGGTTCTTCTTCATTGAACATATTAGTTGAAATATCCATCTTTTTGATATTCAGCGCATCACCAACTTTATTCATAAGGATATCGTTTACAGCATCTTTGAACTTAGAAGGTTCACCACTAAGAGCATAATTTAATGCATCTTTAGTATTATAATCAGTCATTTGTAATCTCCTTTTACATTATTTATAAGAACTTAGCACTTGATCATTCATCTTCAACTGCTGGATCAGTTGTATTACCTGCTTCAACCCATTCCAAGTATTCTTGCCAATCAGTGTTAGTTGGATCTTTTGGTATTCCTTTGTTTTCAGAAGGAATGATGACTCCTCCAACATCACCGTTTTTCAGTTTATAAAATTTATATTTTGCCATTTACAACTCCGATTCAAAAGCAATAAAAACATTACCAGAACTATTGTTTGGTTCAAACAAATATCCACGAGCAATAGTAAAACCAGTACTTGTTACTCCAAGATCTAAAACATTACCGCCACCCCATCCATTATTTTGCAAAGATGAAGGATTACCTGATGCACCAGTACCAGTTATACCAAAGTAATCAAAATGAGACCCGGCTGAATGACTTACAGTGGGACTTGATCTTGGTTCACATTCTAAAAATACTGGTACGTTAGCTCCTGTAGAACTAAACGGTACCAACAAACCTATACCAGCATAATTTGCTTGTCTTTGCCATCTTTGATAATATCTCTTACATCTTTGTAATTCTATTCTGTAAGGAACAAAATCAAAATCAGTTGCAGTATCACCAACTTCTAACTGACAACCAGTAAGATAAAATTCATTGGATGTGTTATCTAAAAGATTTACTTGATTAGATGTTGAAGTGTTATCATCTGTTTGATTCCAAGTGTTATTAGTTGCTCCATCTCTATTTGGACCATCCATCAAAACCCATATAACTCTAAAACCTAATCCATTATCATCATCAATAGCACCAGCTGTAGCTTTGATATTACTATCAGGTTCTATTCTGATTTCTTTCTTTTCCCATGTATCAGCTGATGATATAG